CAGAGAAATATACTCAGAATTATATTCAGATTTTAAATTTTTCTTTAATCGAGGTGATGAGTTTACAAAGCTATTGATAAAATATGGTTTTTCTTGGGATTTGGGTAAAGATTCGCTTTTTGATTTTACTTCAAAAGTCATGACTTCATATCAAAGAGGAAAAAAGTTTTTAATACACAGAGTTTTCAAGAACATTGTCAACGGAGATGAGATAACGTTCTCTGAATATAGAATGCTTGATCAGCCAAGAAGAAGCAAATACAAAGTATTATTGAGATTGTCTTACATATGCACCGAGGAAGATAAGTTTTTTAAATCAGAAGATTACACAAACTTACTATCAACTGGTTTAAATTTCAAAGAAAACATCCTAGAAGGATCTTCTATGAAGAGACTTACTAACGTGTTGGCTTATGAATATCAAAAAAATCCATATTTTGTAGCAGTAGACGGACAACCTCCTCCATTTCCGGGAGTTGTAGATGGATATAATTTTATGAGTTTCTATTTGTTGCCCCTAGGGGAAACCAACATAACTTCAAAGGTAAAAGATGAATCCTCAATCTTTACTTTACAAAGTAAAGAGTCTCTAACAGATATGATTCTGGAAGGCTCTATGGATGATTTCGAAATTATTAATGTAATCAAAGATGTTTTAAAAGTTGATAATCTTAAAATGACTGCAATTGAGCTTTTCAAAACCCTAGAGGTTCAAGAAAAAGAAGAAATCGATTTAATGTTTTCTGGTACGAAAATGATGATGATCAAGAACATTCAGATTTTGAGTGAAGATCCAAGAATCTTTTTCAACAAAGACTATTTGTCTGATTTGGAATTGATGAATCAATCCAGTGAGGCATCAACCACACCAGATTTTTCAGATATTGCAAGGAGAATGGCACTTATGACTGTTCCGATGATCATAAAAGGCTTTGCAGAACAATTTGATCCAAACATCAAGATTGCTTCTAAAATAAGAAAAGGAGCTAGCTTGTCTGGCGTCAACATTCCTCCTCAACTTGCTTCGTTGATGGCTTTGCCAATGAACTTAATTCCATTTGCTCCCGGCCCACCAATCGGCCCATTAGGACTTCTTTATCTTGCTACTGGGTTTTTAGATCCAAAAGAGCGAAAAAAGCTAGCAGAAATTGGCAGACAGAGTCTTGAGATTTTAGAATCTCAAGAAAATCCTAGTCAAGGAGGCATAAATCCTACAAATCAAGGCAGACAGAATGGCTCAGATACTGGGAGAAGGAATCCGTTTGACTAAGAATAAAAATGCTTATATAACTATTTAGGATTTGAGGATATTATATGTCAAACTATTCACCATCACTTCCCTTAGTTCTGTCTCCCGTTAATGGCTTCGAGAATAACCAAACAATTCTAGAGGTAGTCGAACAGAATTTAAAAATGCTCCTTCTCACGTCTCAAGGCGAAAGAGTTATGGATCCAAATTTTGGAATAGGAATTAAAAATTACTTGTTCGAACAAAATGACATACAGACACATTCAAAAATTGAAGTTAATATAATCAAACAAGTTAGAGAATATCTTCCATATGTTGAGATAGTAGATGTTTTATTTTCATATGAAAACAATAATTCAAATATTATGTCCAATGGATTGCTAATTACAATTAAGTTCTATGTAGCAAGTGTTGGAATATTGAGCTCACTGACAGTTGAAGTTTAGGAGAAAAAATAAATGGCTAAGTACGACGATAAAAACAAAAAAGTGCCAATTAGATATACTAGTAGGGATTTTACGACAATTAAGCAAGATTTGATTAATCATGCAAAGAGATACTATCCAGATACATACAAAGATTTCAACCAGGCATCATTCGGTTCCTTGGTAATGGATCAGGTTGCATATACTGGAGACATACTGTCATTCTACCTAGATTATCAGGCAAACGAATCTTTTTTGGATACTGCTAATGAATATAATAATGTGATAAAATTAGCAAGACAGATGGGCTATAAGTTCAGAGGACGCCCATCTACTAGCGGATATGTGACTTTTTTCATAATGGTGCCTGCTAATTCAACCGGAATAACGCCTGATACTAGTTATATACCTATTTTAAAAAAAGGTAGCGAATTGACTTCAATTGGGGGCGAGACTTTTATATTGACAGAGGATGTAGATTTTAGATCTTCGAATAATGAAATTGTTGTAGGAGCTGTTAATACTACCACAGGGCTGCCAACCGAGTACATCATTAAGGCGACTGGGAGAGTGGTTTCTGGAGCAATATTTGAAAGATACATAACTGTTGGGGAATTTAAAAAATTCAATAAAATTTTGCTTGGCGATTCGAACATTTCTGAAATATTGTCTTGTACCGATAGAGAAGGACATGAATATTTCGAAGTGGAGCATTTAGGACAAGATGTGATTTACAGGGATATCCCAAACTACAGTCAAGATACAAGAGCGTCTACGCCTATGATTTTGAAGCCAACAGCGGTACCAAGAAGATTTGTGGTAGAAAGAGAATCTGGAGTAACTCATTTGATTTTTGGATATGGCTCGGAAGAGGATATAAAAATTGATAAAGTAGTTGATCCTAGTAATATCGTATTGGAACAATACGGCAGAGATTATATCACTAATACTGATTTTGATCCCTCCAACCTGTTAGGTACTGACAAGTTTGGAGTTTCTCCTGTTAATACTGTTTTAAGAATAATCTATCGCTCTAATAGTAGTAATAACCCTAATGCTGCAGTAGGATCAGTCAATAACCTGATTAATCCAATATTTCAATTTGAGAATCAAACCTCACTAATTCCGTCAAAAGTCGCAAGCGTCACTACCTCAATTGAGTGTACAAACGATGAGCCAATTGTTGGTAGTGCTGGGATCCCTACTTCTGAAGAATTGAAAATAAGAATGAAATCTAGTTTCGCTGCTCAAAATAGAGCCGTAACTAGAGAAGACTACAAAGCTTTAGTTTATAATATGCCACCAAAATACGGAATGGTTAAAAGATGTGCAGTACTGCAAGATAGAGATTCTTTCAAAAGGAACTTGAATATGTACATCATATCACAAAATTCTGCTGGAAACTTTACTCAATCCAATGACATTTTGAAATCAAATATTAAAACTTGGATTAACCAACACAGGATGGTTAACGACACAATTGATATTATGGACGCAAAAATTATTAACTTATCGATCAACTTTATGATTGTTACAAAAGGAGGATATGATAAATTTAATGTTCTCGATTCTTGCCTTAAGGCAACGAAAAATCATTTCCTACAACATTTCGATATCGCAGAGCCTTTTAACTATACAAGCCTTTATGCGATGTTGAATAGAGTAGAAGGCGTCGCTGATGTGATCGACGTGAAAGTTGAGAATAAAGTTGGTGGTGCTTATTCTAGGAATGGACTGGATATCGCAGCAAATACTACTCCTGATGGAAGATTTATCGCTTGTCCTCTAAACGCAGTATTTGAGATTAAATTTCCTTCTATCGATATTAAAGGGAGTGTTAGATAATGACTATTAAAAGATATACGGCGATAGCTGATAATACCATCACAAATCAATATAACGAGCCTCTGAGAACTCGCTTAACTTCGGCAAACACAGGACAAGCAGATTCACTAGAGATTTTCAAGCTATATGGACAAGTTACTTCTAGCTCCGTAGAGCAATCTAGGATATTGATTAAATTTCCAGTTAATGAAACAAATTTGAATCAAAGCATTCGAACTATAAAGCAAGATAGAGATGCTGGAATCTTACCTGCTTCCGGATCAGTAAAGTTTTATATGAAACTTCATGATGTTGCACACCCAGAAACCGTACCACGGAGCTATAAAATGGTTGCACATCCATTGACAGTTGATTGGCAAGAAGGGCTTGGAGTTGATGCGGATCATTATTTAGATATTGGGCAGTCAAACTGGATATCGGCATCCACTTCAGTTTCATGGAGTGCAGGTGGAGCCGAAGGAGATTATAATACAAGCTATGTTTTTGAAAAAGAGTTTGATACTGGATTTGAAAATTTTGAGGTGGATGTTAGTCAATATGTTGAAGATGTTTTAGACAGTACTTTAAATAGTGGAAACAACTATGGATTTATTATTAAACTTTCTTCAAGTTATTTGGACGATACAAATTCTTATTATACAAAGAAGTTCTCTGCTCGAGGTTCAGAGTATTTTTTTAACCGTCCTGTGATAGAAGCAAGATGGCAATCTACAATAAAAGACGATAGATCAAATTTTTATTATAGTTCATCCCTAGCTACCGCTGAAGATAATACAAATACGCTTTACATATATAACAATATTGGTGGAAGATTGAAAAATATTCCATCTGTAGGTACCGGGGTGCTTAAGGTTGGATTCTATCAATCTTCTGCCTCTGCGCCATCTGGAACTGTCTTGACAGAAGTAACTGGTGGGTATGTATCGACAGGAATTTATAGTGCGTCTGTTGCTCTTACTGGCACCGCAGAAACACTTCATGATGTATGGTATACTGGTTCAACCGTGTTCCATACAGGAACAATATATCCGGAAATTAGATATACCGGAACCACAACAAGAACAAACGATTATTACGTCTCTATTACAAATTTAAAGAAAGTTTACGAAAACAATGAAACAGCAAGATTTAGAATTTATACAAGATTAAAAGGCTGGAGCCCAACTATTTATACAAGAGCAGTGGCAGAGCCACAATTGTATATACCAACTTCAGGATCATATGAAATATTTAGAATCATTGACAATTATAAAGTTATCGAACATGCCACTGGTAGTATCAAATACACTGAATTATCCTTCGATGGTTCAGGAAGTTATTTCGATTTCGATATGTCTATGCTTGAGCCAGGATATTCATATGGTATTAAGTTAGCTTTTTATGATGATTTTATATCTGATTATAAGACGGTAGACAAGACATTTAAATTTAGAGTAGAGAAATATGAAACTTAAAGATTTATTCCAATCAACAAAAATAATAAATTCATCAAGCCTTCAGGAATTAGCTAGAGAAGTCGAATCAAGTGGTTATATCGAATCATACAACAAAGACAGATCTAGGTATTTTCCTAATGTAGATTACAGTAATCCAAGTAACTTTGCTTTTTTCGGATCTGCCGAGAAATACTATGTAGATGGCTTTGAAAGAATTAGGAGCACTTATCCTTATGATGGCTCTGAAAAAGAAAAGTATGATTGGATAAACGAATCATCTTACCTAGACATTTATTTATTTGAGAAACAGTATCCAAGATATAATGGTTACGCTACTCTAAGCTACCCGGAATGGGGCACTTTGAGTGGCACAATTATAGATGGTTACGGAAAATCAACAACCAATACTTACATTAAGACATTTGGCGGCCCAAATCAATCTAGTCTTTCGGGACTTCAAAAGAAATATGATGACGCCAATATTATTGATGCAACAAAATCGAGAGAATCTAATCTCAAATTTGATTTATCTGAGGGTGTAACGCTTGAAATGTGGCTTAAAAAGCCAGCTTTCAACACATCGAAAACTGAAAAAGAAGTTTTATTCGACTTGTGGAATGGAGAAGCTTCTAGTTCTGCGCAGTACGGTAGGTTACGTTTGGAACTTACTGGGGCTTCTAGCGGTTCTCCTTTCTTGTTTACCGCTTTAAGTGGCACTTCTGGGATTCAAAATCAATCTTTTGGGCAGAATGTCAACACTTCATCGATTGAAGATTGGACACATATTGCTCTTTCGTTGAAAAACTCAGGATCGGATATTTCTGCAAACTTTTATCTTAACGGAGCATTGAATCATCAACAAACAATCTCATCTGCTGCGATTCAAAACGTCACAGGATCTCTGATATCCTATATTGGTGCACTACAGACGGCACCATCAGGCTCTCCAACTGTGCAAGAAGGTGCAGGTAAATTCTCAGGCTCATTGGACGAATTTAGATATTGGAAAACACAAAGAACCTCAAAACAGATTGGTAGATACTATTGGACAAATATAGGTGGAGGAACCAATTCTGATGAAGCTAATACATCTTTGGGTGTATACTATAAATTCAATGAAGGTATTACAGAATTAAGTACAATCGATTATAAAGTGTTAGATTACTCTGGGCGTGTTTCGAATGGTGTATGGACAGGATATCAATCTGGTGCACGTAGTACTGGATCTGCGATTGTTCTATCAAATGCATCTCCAAAAGAATATAAAGATCCTACAATCTATGACAGACATCCAGATTATATTTCCAAATTAGCTAGTTTAAGAAGTTCTGGTAGCGTTCATGACGCTCAAAATAATGCTAGCATTGTGAGCTCTACTCCAAGTTGGATTTTGGAAGAAGAAGGAGAAAATGGGAATGTAGCAATCTTGAATCATATTATGGCTAGTTATTATGATAATTTGTATTTACAAATCAAAGAATTGAATAGCCTTAAAGATGTGTACTCACATTTTCAGACAAACATAAAAGATGATCTTGGAAATACATCTATTGAAGGTGATGTCAAGCCATTGCCATTTGCAGACAGATTGTTGACAAATGTTGGCTTTGTGGCTCCGGAACTGTTCGCCGATGCTACAGTTTTGGAAGCTTTGGCGTCTCGAAGTGAAGATGAACACTATGAAATGAAAATTAGTGATGTTAAAAACCAGATTTACCAAAATGTATACTCATCGATCACCAATATCTATAAGCAAAAAGGAACAAACAAGGCATTTAGGAATATTCTTCATGCGTTTGGTATAGATGAAGACGTAGTAAAAATTAATTTTTATGGCAATAATGTAGATTTTGAAATTAAAGATCGATATAAAGTTAGAGCAACAAAAGAAAAATTTGTAGATTTCAATCATCCAGACAGGTTTCAAGGATCCATTTATCAATATAAAACTGGCTCTAATGGAGCAAACTTTATATCTGGCTCAAAAGGTAATTTCGAAAAATATATTCCTTTGACTTTCGAAACTCAAGTTATTCTGCCAAACAAGTTGAGCTCAAATTCAGTGTATGGATATGACACTTTGTTTACGAAATCTGTAATAGCAGGTATTCATGAAGCAGATGCCACTGACGATACCGATTACACTATTCCGGGAACGGATTATTGCGGAATTCAGTTGTATGTGGAACGAGATGATATTGAGTCAAAAAGAGTTAAATTTCACCTTTCTTCCTCTGTTTTAGGGGTGCATTTAAGCTCTTCTTTGTATGAAGATATGTACATGAACAATGAATGGCTTTTTGCTTTCAGAATATTAAATGACAAATCGCCAACAACTGATTTAGTTGTTGGTTCAACTGGTTCTGACTACACTTTAGACTTTGTGGGATACAACACAGAGGCAAATACTACAATTAATTCTTTCAAATTAAGTGCCTCGGTTGCTGCAGCCGATGCTTATAACTTTTTGAATTCATCAAAACGGATATACGCTGGAGCAAAAAGAGAAAATTTCACTGGCTCTATAGAAGAAAGAACTGATGTGAAGATCGGATTCACAAGATACTGGATGAATTATTTATCTGATGA